TCATCAACAACTTCATCAGTTTCATCTTCTACTTCATCACCAAATACAGCAGCACCGATGTCTGGTCGGATTGCATCTATTTTGGATGAAGACTTAGCGTACAAAATCTCTTTAATTTTGTCACTAACCTCAGCAGGAGATGCATCAGCACCCACCAACATATCCATTAAATCATCCATTGTGTATCAAAAATTATAAGAACTATTATTTATTTATATCTCACCACCTTCGGGTGCTTCGACTGCCTTCTCTTGTTTTGCTAAATCAGGTTCATTAACGGGTGCTCCGAGACCCATTGGATCTGCATTTGGATCTATAGGTAATCCAGTATTGGGATCAACAGGAGCATTTGGATCAGGTAAAATACCATCCTTAATTTCCTTTTCAATCTGCTTATCCATCTCCTTAATTTCAGTCTCAGTCTGCTTAAGGACTTTATTTCTCACATAGTATGCAGAGAAATATCTACCCATGTAGGGTTCCATAGCAGCAATGACACCAAGTTGCTCATTGAGAAGTTCATTCTCTTTGAGGTCAGAGAAGTGGTTGTCATACAGATAATCATACTGAATATGATCTTCCAGTTCCAACCAATCATCAGCAGTGATGACATTTTTCAGAATCAACTGGGTCTTCAGCATATCGTTGAAGATACCAGAGAATCTTTTACGCAGTCTGCCGACAAACTTGGTAAACTTCAGTTCATCACGCAGAATCTCAGAAGAACGACCAAGATTGAATCCACCAGAACTATCAAGTCTACTGGAAGGAACATTCAGAGATTTGTAGAGTTTGGTTTGGAAGTAATCAACATCAGTCAATTCTCCAAGGTTCTGACCACCAGGCAGTGTAGAAATCTCAGTTCCTCTACCACCTTCTCTTCTAGGTAACCAGAAATCCTCAAGCATTGCCATATGCTTACGGTCATCACGGATTTCTCCGGTGCTCGCATTATAGACAAGTTTGTTGCGATAGCGATTCATCACATC